TCTAGGATACGGGCGTTGCTTACTAGTGTTGCTGTCATAATGTTGCCTTTCGTGTGTGTGAATAGGATAGGGCGTTTCCCTAGTCCCTAACCCCCTAGGGGGGTCATAGGGGGGATTTCCCCCCTAGAGGGATAGCGAATAGGGTTCACCAATAGGGGATAGAGCATAAGCCATAAGACCTAAGCCCTATCCCCTCTCGGGTGTGTTATTCACACACGCAAAAGCAAGTTAGGTGTTAGGGATAATACGGGCGTTGGGTAATCCATACGCCTAATGCCCCTAGACTAAGGCGGTTGCCCTAGTCCCCGCCCGCCGTAAGCCGTAAGGCGTAAGCGGTAAGGACACCTATCCAAGCCGATTAGCTAAGTTGGATAATCCCAAGTTGCTAATGTGTATTGGTTATAGGACTACATTACCATAAGGCACCAGCCTAACCCTAAGCCCTTATCCGCTACCCCCACCCATTAGACCGCTTGACAGAATAGTTAGTGCCAGGGCAAACCCGCAGGATTCACTCCGAAAGTTAGGCAGTAGCCGAATAAACAAAATAAAAAATTAACCTTAAAACGCCCCTACAATCTGATACTCTTGTGCCATGAAGAAACCAGACTTAAGTGCAGGCGGCGCAGCTATACTAGGCGCAGCTGTTGGCGCAATGGTAACAGGCGCAGGAAGCCCACTAATTCCAATGGCGGTCGGAGCAGCTGCAGCAGGTGTGGGTCAGGCAGTAGCCAACCGCAGAGCGGCTAAAAAGGCTAACAGGAATCTAAGTCCTGTCCAGTTCAAGACTCAAGCTGACTACGCTAAAGACCTCTAAAAACTAAGTTTAAATTGCCCCTGTAGAATCGGGGTCTCTGTCAATCATCTCTAAAACGTCCTGAATCTTGATGTAGTGGTCATACAGCACGGATATACCCTCATAAGTCACCAGTGACTCGTACAGGCGGTCTCTTTCCATATTGCGGCCCGTTATGGCCCCAGCCACGAAAGCCTCTACAGTCGCTTCTTCAGGGTCTACAGGGGCGTTCTCAGGATAGCCGTTAATCTTCGTCATTCCAATTGAAGTCATCTAGCTCAATATTGTCAATCTGCATAACTCCCCATAGCACTACTAGTGCAAAGACCAATACAATAACAGGCAGTAGTATAGCTAACCAAATCATTTTTCTTCTTTCGTGATTAATTTCTTGATGTCATCCCAATCCATGTTACCCAAGTGTTCCTCTAGTAACTTGATAATCCGTTTCTGCTCGTAAGCTCTACCGTTTTGAAATTCTTCAGTATAGGGTGTCTTCATTGGGTCTCCTTCTCTAGCTAGCTTAGTTACGGGGGCGTTCTATGTCAAGCCCTGCTACACTAGTAAAAAAGCGGCTGCGCGGAAAAACTGCCTCGCCGTTGGACGAAGGGTTATTATGACTAGTGATGATTTGTGGGCTGGAAAAAAGATTAGGGCCTCTAGGAGAGCGGCTGAAAAAAAGAAGCAGGGGCAAACTAATGCTAACCTGAACTTGTCTCAGTTCCGTCTTAGCGTCAAGGCTCCTATGGTTTATCCAATGGTTGATAACGATGGTAAGAACATATTCCCTGAGCCTAGAGGCTACGCAAAGGATGGGGGCCACTAAGTGTCTAACATCATTCCATTCCCTAAGAGGAAAAGACCACAGGAGTTGTCTGATGCCGCACAGAAAGCCGTAGAGCAGGGACTATCACCTAACCATCCAGCACTTCGCAATATCCAGCGTTCAAACGTTATACCACTAAGGCCTAAGAGTAAGTAATGTCTGACATTATTCAGCTGAACCCCCCACTGCCATTTAACACCCCTAAGGGTTCAGCGTTGGCTCATTTCCTAATTGACATGGGACCTGAGCACAACATACAGTGGGTGTGCTTCAATGATGAAGATGGGCAGTGCTGGACTTGGCAGAACTCTGATGTGAGAGCTACTAGAAACGTTACTATGCACCGTACAGAAGTAGAGGACCCACGTGCTTAACCCTGGACAGTTTGGTCCTTCGTATCAGCGCATTGAGCAGACCACAAGAGATTTGCCAAAGCACGCTGGAAGTGTGATAAACGACTACCACCCTACTGAAGAAAAGCTGGTTAAGATTTCCAGCATTAAAAGTGCACAAACAGAAGTTTATCCTAAAACAGTAAAAAGGTACTCTGAGCGCTCCGTCGAAGAGTTCTCTCCAGTACAGCTGTGGAGAGACTCTAAAGGGTTGAGAGTATTTGATGGAAACCACCGAATAAATGCTGCCATAGCCCGTGGAGATACCCACATAGCGGCACGTATCTGGAAAGAACCAAAATAGCCCACTGGGGTTGACAAAGTTTAAATAACCCACCACTATTGATGTATGGGAAAACCACGGCATATCGCGGCTGAGATTATAAAGCTTCGAGAAGAAGGCAAAACCTACGACCAAATAAAGGCCGTACTAAATTGTTCTAAGGCTACTATCTCTTATCACGTAGGTAAAGACAGTAGCGAAAAGAATAGGGCCAAGAAACAAATCCCTCGTAAAAAGATAAACAATTTTATACAGCACTACAAGTCCGCTAACCCATGCGTTGACTGTGGTCACAAGTTTAACTACTACTCCATGCAGTTTGACCATCTGCCTCAATACACCAAGAAGTTCACTATAGCTAAGTGGTATGACTACACCTTTGACATAAAGGAAGTTATGGCTGAGATGAAGAAGTGCGACCTAGTATGTGGTAACTGCCATACTGAAAGAAGCCATAAACGCCGTCTTGAGACCACTGAGAATAAACAGCGTGTTTCTGACCTTTTAGAGTCTGGGTTAGAATAAGTAGATATAGTTTAGTAATTGCCTAATGGTCTGTAGCTCAGTTGGCAGAGCGGGGAGCTGTTAACTCCTAGGTCACAGGTTCGAGCCCTGTCAGACCAGCTTTACCCCTTTTGGGGTTGACCTTATCCCAGTTTATGGGATAGGCTGTAAGCCTCACAATTTGCATCTAATAAGGAGTATAAATGGCACTTCCAAAGAAAGTAATTCTTGGAACTCAAACCTGGGAGATAGTCGAGCGTACTCGGAATAAAGACGGGATGCTGAGTGAGGATAGCTACGGCTACACACTGCACAAAGAGAATTTAATTGTTATTGACTCAATGATTGCCGAGAGCCGTAAAAAACAAACTTTGTTTCATGAGATTATGCACGCCTTAAGGCACACTTACGGAAACCCAACTACTCCAAAGAAGACTGACAGTGAAGACCTGTGGGAGCATTACTACATAGGAATTTACGAAGAAGGAATCATCCTTATGTTTAGGGATAACCCAATTGTTAAAGAATACTTACTTGGAAAGATTAGTTAGTGAAAAATAAAAAGAAAGATAAAAGACTTGCCCATGCCAATATGGTTTGGGAACGTTCTCAGCTAAAAGCAGCAATAGCTGCAGAACAAATAGACAAGGCTATAGCTGCTGTTGAGCAGTATAAAGACGAATTAAATGAGGAACAACTTGAAGCTATTAAGGTTCAAGTTGAAAATCAGAAAAAACAAATTGAGGCTTACTTAATCTCTGAGAGAGACAAATATGCTGCTAAACTGGACGAACTCAATGTCGAGGCAGTTATTAAGGATGGTTCTAAACCAGTACTAGTAAACCTAGAAGACCTATAATGCCCAACTATGATTATTACTGCCTACAATGTAAGGACAAGAAAGTAATCTTCCACTCTATGTTTGACTCACATGAAGAAATGTGTGAGTATTGTAAAGTTCCCCTGAAGAAGGGGTTCACTGCTCCACTCGTCACCTTTAAAGGTAGCGGATGGGGAGCGTCTAATAACTGAATAAAAAAGAGTAACAAGCTCGCACAAGAAACGACCCTAGTACTAACGTAAGGAAAGGTAAGGTCGCCTAATGAAAAAGCTCATTATAATTAGTGTAATTGCACTAATAACGGCAACATACTATGCAGTAGCATCTACCGCAGATTATGTGAATAGTCCAACACAAACTATTCAAGAAGTACCAAAGAATCAAGAAGTAACAAAACCAGCTCCAATAATTAACTATCCAGTAAAAGAAGAAGTTATATTTACTGGACCAGTTAAAGTGCCTGAAATATCATCAGGACCAGTCCTTCGCTCTGACCCACCTGTAGTTGGGTCGCATGACTGGATGGCTCAAGAAAAAGCAGAAAGAGACAAACTAGAGTCTGATGCTGCACAAACTCAAGAAGAGTTAGAAGCAGAAATTGCTCGACTAGAAAAAATTGCTAATGACACTACAGCTCTGAACGAAACACTAGTTCTAGTTAAAAAGCAAATTGGTATAACTAGATGGGTACTAGGTGGTGCTACTCCAAGAGCTTGGGATTGCTCAGGACTCGTTACATGGACATACGCTCAATTAGGAATAGAACTTAGACACAGCGCTACCGCTCAAAGCAAAGCTGGAACCTTAGTAACCGAACCTAAAGTTGGAGACCTTGTGTCTTTCAGCCGTGGTTCTGGTGGAGCCTATCACATTGGAATCTACTTGGGTCCTGATGAGATGCTTCACTCAGGTGGTAAACCAGGAGATAGGACAGAAATTCGTTCTATTAGTGACTGGGCCGAGGTTAACTGGAATAGCAACATCGTGTATACTCGTATAATTGAAACAAACAACTAATCTAAGATATGGAGAACAAGAGAGATAAAATGAAAAATGTATATAAGAGCATTGTAGTTTCGGTTGTTTTTGGAAGCGTAATTGCATTCCCAGTGATAGCGTACACTTTTCCTTGGAGTACATACTTGATTGACCCAACCCCCTATTACATAGTTCAAGCAATGTCTCTGGGTCTTTTGATAGCCTCTTGTATCTTTATATACGAATGGGTTAGATACGCCGACAAACCTTGGATTAATAAAAACAATAGATTTAACCTAAAAAGGTCTACAAAAAAGACTAAGTAAAGTAAAAGACTTAGCCCCCCTATTTTTTAGTAGGGGGGTTATCTTTTACCCTGAATAAGTAACTGTTATGCCTCACACTAGTTACATGGAAAATTGTTGCTGCAGAGGGTGCGAGTTTGAAACAGGCATGGCCTCTGGTAGGGGTACTGATTACACAGTTCCTGAAACAGAGAAGTTTGAAGGTCCTGGAACAGAAACCATTAAATACGAGGGTATGAAGCCGTGAGCATTAGCCGCAGTAATCTTTCTCCTCAAATGGCTAAAGGAATGTTTGCTGGACCTCGCGGTCAAAAAGGGAATTACTTACAGGGAAACATCGAACAAACTAGCGCCACTACTTACGGTGGTCAAGGCCTAGGTTGGTTTTGGAAAGACTACCCAAGTGTTATTGGGGGAATGACTAACTACGCTGCAGATGCCACTATGCCAGGCTCTAACATGTCTGTTGTAAATCCAGAGGTTTCTGATTTAGCAGAACGAGCAGGAATGGCTCCAGATTATTTTGGAATTAGTAATTAAATAATAACCAATAAATAAAAGTAAAGGAAATAAAATAATGACAACATGGATTAGACCCGTAGATGGCGGTTCAATTTCAGATGGCTTTGAGGGACATAAGAACAGAGCCAAGCCAGCCCTAAACCCAGGAATAGATTACGCTGTTGGTACGGGAACACCAGTCAAAGCAGTTGCTGATGGAACTGTAACTGGTATTGTAAACACTTTCACTGGCTCTGGTGGTCGAATGATTTTCCTAAGCTTCCCGTCTGGTCACACTGCTGACTACCTTCACCTATCTCGCATTGATGTGCAGCCAGGGCAGGCAGTAAAGCAAGGTCAAGTACTTGGGTTATCAGGTGGCTCAGGTCTTGGAAAAGAAAACGGCTACGGCGCACACCTTCACTTCTCATTCCGAGTTGGTGGCAAGCCAACTATGGGTGCTGGAAACATTGACTACGAAGCTTTCCGAGGCGCACCTACAAGTGCTATTCCTGCTTCACCTGCTAAGCCAAGTGCTGCACCAGCTAAAGCTGGAACAAGAGCGTATCCTGGAAAAGAACTAAAGAAGGGTGCATCAGCAGGACCAGATGTTCTTTACCTACAAAACAAACTAGGTGTGAACCCGACTGGTCCATTTGGCCCAATGACCCATACTGCTGTTGTTGCTTTCCAAAAGAAAAATGGTTTGTTAGCAGACGGAATTGTTGGCCCTCTAACTTGGTCTAAACTAGGCTAATTATCTACTAAATAAAAAATAGTGTTGGACAAAAAAGTTCAGCACTATTTTTTTGTTTTAATACGTCATCATAGATGTATGACTCCACGTAAACTGCTGATACCAAACCGTGTAGGTAGACTATCATCGCAGTTTAATTTTGAGGCTAACAATTCCTATCCTAAAAACAATGAAAAACAATCTGTCGTAACTTGGAGTTCTCCAGGTAAATCTGCCGAAGGCGCTAGCGTCTCTGGTGGAATGTACCGATACCCAGTAATTAGAAGACAGTTTGGAACTAGGTAAGACTAGAGATAGGAACATTCATTATGAATGAAAATATGGGAGTAATGGGCGGATTAGCAACACTAAAAAACATTTTTTGGAGAATCCTTGCAGTATTTGCAGCATCAGGACTAACAGTACTTGGAGCAGGAGCGGTCGTAGGAATTGATTTAGTTTCTGCTGTGCTTATGGCAGGAATTCTTGGAGTAGCTACAGTAATTGAAAGACTAGCTCGCGCTTTCTTGGATGACGGTAAGCTAACAATAGACGAAATTAACGACGCTTTTTCTAAAGTAGATAAGAACTCGAAGAGTAAGTGATAAGGCTGCGACTATTCGCAGCAATATCCGTAGCATTTATACCAGTATTTTTTACTGGTATTTCAGCAAGTGGTGCAACCGCTCCGTGTGACACCCACCAAGTAAACGGTGGTGATGAAGCATTCTTAATGAGCTTAAACACCCCGCTGGAATTTGGTGGAACTGTTTACAACGGAAACGTTTACGTAAGCCCTAAAGGAACTATTACTTTTGGTAATGGGGATTACACTTTTTGGGACTACCCTGCCACCCCTTCTATTTCTATAGCTTCATGGGACTACCACGCTTTTGCTACTGGAACCCACCCTTGGGCAGGACAGAACGACCTGTATGTAAGGTACGGCTCAACATCTACTTCCATTTGCGTTGATTGGAAAGTATTGCCTTGGGGACAGTCTTCTGGTGAAGCTGTCTACATTAGAATGCTGGCTGAAGTAAACCCAGAAAATTACACTTGGACCCCAACATACCAGGTTAGTTCTAGCGCTCCTGCTGGAGCACGCTACGGTGTTCGTTACGTACACAATGGTCCAGTGCTTCCTTTGACAATTCAAACTATAACTGAACCACCAGCACCTAACCCAACAATTGAGCCTAGTCCTTCCCCAACTCCAGAAGAACCAACACCAAGCCCCACACCAGAAGTGACACCATCACCAAGTCCAACACAAACTCCATCGCCTACTCCTTCTCCTGAAGTGCCCGTTGAACCAGAGCCACAGCCCTCCACACCAGTAGACCCAGAACCAGAACCATCGCTGGAGCCAGAGCCAGAAGAACCGACCACACCACAGCCAGAGGAATCAATAGAACCAGAAGAGCCAACCACAGAACCTGTAGACCCTTTTCTAGAACCTGTCGAACCTGAACCTTCATTTGAACCAACTCCTTCTGAAGAAGAGCCTATCACTTCTGTAGAAGAATTGCCAGAGGAGATTACCACTGAAGTCCTTATGGCTATTGACTTTGATGAAATCGTTGCAACCGACCTAACTGAAGCACAGGCGGAGGCCTTAGTCGAGGCAGCTATGGAAATCTTCGAGACAGCAGAGCAAGGCTCTGAGGAGTACGAGCAGGCTCTTGATGCCCTATTCCTAGCTGCCGAGCAGGATGACGTTGTTTTAGAAGAATCCCTAGCAGCTATCCCACTTCTTGGTGATGTCCTTGGTGGGGCCGTAGAGTTGGTTAACTTCTTAGGTAATGCGGGGGCAGACATGAGCCCTGAGGTTAGAGAGACCTCAGAAAAAATAGTTATTTCAGCCGTAGTTGTTACTCAAATTGTAGGAGTTTCAACAATTGCTGCAATGGCATCTACAACTAGACAATAGAAAGAAAAATAATGAAATTCTTATCAGCATTAGCTAAAGATACTATAGAGCAGTCTTGGACATTGCTTGGCATGTTTGTTGCCTGGCTTGTTCTTGAAGGTTCTGCTAGAGAACTGGTTGGTAACTTAATTCTAGTCACCCTTGCACTATGGGTAATTACCTTCCCATTTTTCCGCTACGAAAAAGAAGAGTCTGAAGAAAAGCCTAAAAGCTCTAAAACTAAGTAACTAATTTGCTTGTATTATCTTTTAATTTCAATTCCCCCTGAAAAATAACGGATAATAAGAGACAATCGTTAGGTACATTTAACACTAGGAGAATCATGGAATCCCTTATCGCACAACTAAAACCAGCTCTAGCCTCTTATGGAAGAAGCATTCTAGGTGCAGCTTCTGCGCTTTACCTAGCTGGAGTTACAGACCCACTAGACCTAGCATGGTCTCTAGTAGCAGCACTGTTGCCAGTTATTCTTAGAGCAGTAAACCCTAATGACCCAGCTTTTGGTATCGTACCAAGTGCTGAAGAAGTAGACAAAGCAGCTAAGTCAGCAACAGCTAAAAAGGCCCCTGTAAAGAAATCTGTAAAGAAGTAATTTACAGATAGCCTTAGGAGCCCTAAATGGAGCCTGCAGCATTATTAGCTGGACAAATTACCCTAATTGGTGGTGGGATTGCCTTTGCGCTTGGCGTCCTCTTCTCACTCTGGAAGTTCTCAATTGGTTGGAACGACTTCATGCGAGATTGGAAAGGCGACAACCACGACGATGGAAGAGCTAAGATTCCAGGCGTTATTGCTAGATTAGAAAAGCTAGAAAGCGGCCTGCAAACCGTAAAACTAGAGGTTCGTCCAAACGGCGGTAAATCTATCAAAGATGTAGTGAACCGTATTGAAACAAGGCTAGAAGAAGGCAACCAAAGATTTGACGGTTTAGACAGTCGAATTGACAAAATTGAGAGGAGAATAGACTAATGAATGATGCACCAGGAATTAGAAGCGATAATCAGGGAGTTGCTAAACTAGTAGCTGCTGCTGGGATTATGGGGGCCGCTATTAACAAGCCTATTCAAAAAGTTTTAAAAGATAAAGCAAAAAAACGAGCTGATGACTACAACAAAGCTGCTGCTTCCGATGCAGCTAGAAAAGCAGCTAGAAAAACTACTAAAAAAACTACACCTAAAGCCACTGTTGTTAAACCAACAATTAGGCCTAAAACTTCTAGCGGTAAACCAACTAGAAGTTCGTCACGTCCTACTAGACCTAGGACTCTAGCTAATAGAGCTAAAACACCAAGAGGAAGATAATGACTACTGTTGCAAAATGCGTAAACTGCTCAAACGAAGCAGTGTACACCTACTTAATCACCGATAGCTATAGCAAGAGCTACTGCGCTAATGACCTACCTAAGTTCCTAAAGTCACGTGAGTACTCTGACCGTGTAGTTGAGGCTTTAAACATTTCATCCCCTGTTGAGGTCGAAGCTTCTAAGTCAAGTAAAAAGAAGACTTCTACCCCACCAGTTGTAGTAGAAGAAGTAGAAGAGCCTGAAGTTGTACTAGAAGAAACTGAAGAAGACGCTCCAGAGGTACCAGAGGACAAATAGTGCCTTTAGTACGTAAATTTGCGGTTCAAGGTCACGAAGTACCCAAATCAGCATATAGAGCACATGGACCATTTTCGCCAGAAATTCTTGAACAAAATCCTGTACAGTATGAATACGAACACTCGGACTCTTTACACGAAGCACTAGATGATGTTCGTATGTTCCGTTGTCGGGACTGCGGAGATATCCTGTACGAAGAAGAACTTAATTCTCACTACTGTGAGAATGAAGAAGAAGAATAAAACCCCCCAGTGCACGGGGATACAACTCTAGAGAAAGATAAATATTATGGCAGTAAATGAGAACGGAAACCTGCTCGACACTGCAGGTAACGTAGCCGTCGACTTTGTATGGGGAAACATTCCTATGCAGCCAAACGACGAACGTGAAGAAAACGGTCAGACCGTACTTCTTAACCCAGCACTAGACAACCACAGCATTGCTTACGAAGGCTGGAATGGTTACCCGCTATACAACCCAGGCGTTGCTGGTGCCGAAGGCGCTGGCTACATCGTAGTTCCTAGCGTTATTGGTCAGACCACCGCTAACGCAACTGACATCCTTGAGGATGACGGTCTAGTAGTAACTGTTGGAACTGCAGCAACTAATGCTGCATCAACAATTACAGCAGTTTCCCGTACAGGTACCACCGCAACCATCACCTCAACTGGTGCAGGAGCTAAGTACCCAGTAGGTACCAAGATTACTGTTGCAACCCTAGCTTCCCCAGACACCGCTCTTAACGGTACTTGGACAGTTACTGCAGTTGCTACTAACACAGTGTCCTTCACCACCACCACTTCAGGTGCCCTATCAACAGCAGAACTTACTGTTGCTGGACTAACAGGTGTAGCTGGAACTGTAAAGACCCAGTCAGTTGCCGCAGGAGCTAACACGATTGCAGTTGGCGCAGCCATCACAATCGTTGCTTTCGCTGCAGCTAGCTAATAGCTAAAGTACTAAAGACCGTGCTCCTTTAGGGGAGCGCGGTCTTTTACTTTTATTGTAGACTGTAGTCATGGCATACACAGGTAACGACCCCTATGAAGAAGCTAAGTTAAAAGCTAAGCTTAACCAAGCTGGAGTTAAAAATGATGCGACTTCTGTTGGACCAGTTGTTCCATACGGAAAATACGATGTTGAGCAAGACCCAACTAGGTTTTATGCACCTAAAAACATTATCGACATGGGCGATGACTTAATAGATGATGATTTTCAATTTGATATAGACTTCCCCGATGCTCCAGCTGAGCTAACAGACATACCAACTTCAACCACTAACGTATCTAGACCAAGAACTGTAGCCGCAGGTTATGACGCTTCTAGGAAAGTTCTAACAGTTGTATTTAGAGATGGAACTCTTTGGAACTACGATAATGTGTCTGAGGGTGAGTGGTTAAACTTCCAAGCTTCTATTTCTAAAGGTAGACCTTGGATTAACGAAAAAGTATTTGGGATGGGATATCCAGCTGACCTGTCAGCTGTAGATGCTAGAGTTACTGCTGCTATCTATACTGCGGCACGAGAAGCCCAGCTTAGATTCCAAAGCAAGCGTGCGTATAGAGCGCCTAACCAACAAAGAAACGAACCGTCCCTAAATGTTAAGCGTTTAGGAAAAACTGCTACACTAAAAGCCCAAAGAGCTTTACGAGCAAAAACACCAAAACGAGGGGGAGCCAACCCTTCTAATGGTGGAAAGAACCCCAGTAAATAATTAGGACTACATGCCAAAGGTACACGAAATCGGACCAGAAAGATTCTTCCAATACATTGATTTCCCAGTAAAATGGGGTTGGAAGCTATATGTTCGCGGTTGGACACAAGAAATTGCTGAGCCCTTTCGCTCAGCTACACCTATAATAGTAAGACTTCCACTTAATAAGGCACTAGTGTTAGGTAAGTGGACAGGTATAAAAAACGAGGAAGAGGCGCTCAGTTCGGCTCTAGAAATGCGGATACTAACAGATGAAGATTTTTCAAAAGAAAAAGGGTGGACACCAGCACCAGACAAAGATGGAGAAGAGAGTTGCGACCATAGCGACTCACGACCTAGTGATGTGGGCGGAGAATGCTTTATTTGTTATTGGGAAAGAAGTCACCCACTGGCAAAGGGACAAGAGTGATTACGCTTTAGAAGAGGCCGCTCTAGGAGCAGAAGCTTTAACAGCAATAATCAAAGAGCTTAAGAAACGGTCTATGAATGTCTGACGAACCACAGTTCGAAGAAATAACTGATTATCCCAGTGAAGAAGACTACCAGTTTGAAGAAATTAACCCTGAGTTCTTTTCTGGAGAAGAGCATGTCCTTCCTAACGAGTTTGACGAAGAAGAGGAAGAAGACGAACTAACTAAAGAGTTCGTTAATAAACTCATAGATAAAATCATGAGCTTTATGGTAGTTCTTGTTGGGCATGACCTTCACCCATACCAAAAGCCATTGGCAAGACGTGTTATTGAGTCAGTCATAATTAATGATGGTGAAGAAATTACAGCTCTTGCATCAAGACAGTCAGGTAAGACAGAGACTGTCTCTGATGTACTAGCGACTTTAATGGTTATTCTTCCTTTGCTAGCTAAGTTGTACCCAGACCTTCTAGGTAAGTTTAAAGAGGGTCTATGGGTAGGAATGTTTGCACCTACTGAATCACAGGCAGAAACACTGTTTGGTAGAACTGTTACTAGGCTCACATCTGAGCGTGCACTAGAGGTACTGGGTGACCCAGAAATTGATGACACTACCAAGCGTGTTGGTGGAGTAACCAGACAGATAAAGCTTATGCGGTCTGGCTCTACTATTACCATGATGACAGCTAACCCAAGAGCAAAAATTGAGTCTAAGTCTTTCCACGTTATCGTAATTGACGAGTGTCAAGAAGCAGACGACTTTACAGTTTCTAAATCTATATCACCTATGTTGGCGTACTACGCAGGTACAATGATTAAGACAGGTACACCAACAACAAGCAAAAATAACTTCTATAGAGCTATCCAGCTAAACAAAAGAAAAGCAACTGGTAGGGGAGCTAAGCAAAACCACTTCCAGTGGGACTGGAAAGACGTATCAAAAGTAAACCCTGATTACCAAAAGTTTATTAAAAAAGAAATGTTAAGAATTGGAGAAGAGTCCGATGAGTTCCAGATGTCGTACAACTGCAAATGGCTTCTTGAACGAGGAATGTTTGTCTCCTCTAGCGTCATGGATGAGCTTGGTGATACGTCTCAAGAACTCGTCAAAGTCTGGCATAAAACCCCTGTTGTGGTCGGAATCGACCCTGCTAGAAAGATGGACTCCACTGTGGTCACAGTTGTCTGGGTTGACTGGGACCGTCCAGATGAATTTGGCTATTTTGACCACAGAGTCCTTAACTGGTTGGAATTACAGGGAGATGACTGGGAAGAGCAATACTTCCAAATTGTTAATTTCCTTAGCAATTACGATGTTCTTGCTATCGGCGTTGACGCTAACGGTGTTGGTGACGCAGTAGCTCAAAGATTAAAAATCTTGCTTCCTAGGGCAGAAGTAATCCCATTAACCTCAAGCCCTACTGAGCAGTCAAAGCGATTTAAGCACTTACAGTCTCTAATCCAAAGGCGCTCTATTACTTACCCTAACCACGCTAAGACCAGAAGGCTTAGGGTTCACAAGAGATTTATACAGCAAATGACAGATGCCGAAGTGCACTTTAAGGGGCCTAACTTTAGCGTTGCCGCGCCAAAAGAGACCTACGCTCACGATGACTTTGTGGACAGTATTGCGATAGCATGTTCTTTGACACAAGAATTAGTCATGCCAGAGATTCAATCAACTACTTCACCATTTTTCTAAAAGTTTTTAGTTAAGGGTGCAAAAGTAGCAATAAACAGGGAAACTGTTAGAGGAAATACTGCAGTTTTCCATTTTTAACATTAAGGAGTTCCCATGGGTATCAGCCCTGCACCACAGTTCCCAGAGCGTTCACCACAGGCATATGAAATGAAGATGTCTGGCAACGCAGAGCGTCGTGGACCACTACGTTTTGAAGAAGGCGTAGCAACAGACACCGACGTACCTAACGATTTCCAGGTTGGAATCCAGAACGGCTTTGCAGCTGCTCCTGGCCGTCCAAACCGTAATGCTCCAGTTTGGCAGAAGCCAGCTGCTGAAACTCTATCTGAGCGTGCTCACGTAGGTTCAGCTGCATGGATTGAAGCACCAACCTTCCTTGGTGAGTTTGCACATGGTTCTTTCGGAAAGAACTCTGAGCAAGTTATCGAGACTAGGGTTGTTTCTGGCGGTCGTCAGATGCGCAACAATCCAACAGTCGTAAACGACTAATTTAGCCTTACAGCTCTCGGCTTTTACTACTAGATTAGTAAAGGCCGAGAACTTGGCCTTGAGGAGTATTAATGGCAGACGTACCTACCAACGAAAAGCTTTACGCTATGGTAGTAATGCAAGCAAAAGCACGTTATCGTGTTTACCCGAGCCCAGGAGCTTCGCACTGGGTTCATAAGCGTTATCTTGAGATGGGCGGGAAGTTTGAGGATTCCGAAGAAGTTCAAGAAAGAAAAGAAGCTATAAAAAGATTTGCAGAACGAGCAAGAGAACTTAAGAGTAAGCCTGGAGACGACTAATGTCTGTAGCTGATTTTTCCCCACCGAGTTATAGAGCTGCGTCATCTGACTTAACAATTTCTATCTCTCCACTAGGTCTTGTAGAACTAGCTGATGAAGAGTTTGAGGTCCACGGTCCTCGCCTAAACCGTTACTCACTTAACTGGGCTATGTACCTTGGTCATCACTGGGGTTACCGCCGTGAGCAAGGTGAGATGCAGATTGCACTCAACTACTACCGTGCGTTTCTAGACTATCTATCTCGATTTACTTTTGGTAACGGAGTTCACTTCCGTAGCCCTAAAGCAACTGAAGCTATTGTTCCTGACCGTCTAGAGCGTGTGTGGGAAATCGACAACGACAAGATGCACGTTCTCTACGAGATGTCGCAGACTGGTGGAATCACTGGTGACTGCTTTGTTAAGGTAGCCTACGAAGAAGCTTGGGAAGACAGCGTTGGAAGATTCCACCCAGGACGTGTACGTATTCTCCCACTAAACCCTGCTTTTGCTTTCCCTGAGTTTCACCCTCACGATAGAAGCCGTCTTCTTAGATTTAAGCAGAAGTACCGTTTCTGGGGAACATCCCTAGAAGGTACTCGTCAAGTGTTTACCTACACTGAAATTCTTACTGATGATGTTATTGAAGAGTACATTAACGATGAGCTAATCGACTCTAGACCAAATCCACTAGGACAGATTCCTGTCGTACACATTGCAAACATTCCAGTATCTGGTTCTCCTTGGGGACTTTCAGACGCTCACGACATCATTACAATTAACCGTGCTTACAATGAAATCTCTACAGACATCGCAGACATCATCAACTACCACGCAGCTCCTGTAACTGTAATCGTGGGTGCTAAAGCTTCTAACCTTGAAAAGGGTGCTAAGAAGGTTTGGGGAGGTCTTCCAAAAGACGCTCAGGTGTTTAACCTTGAAGGTGGCGGTGCAGGTATCCAAGGAGCACTTGAGTACCTAGACAGACTAAAGATGTCTATGCACGAACTTATGAACATTCCAGAGACAGCTCTTGGTCAGGCTCAGCCTATCTCTAACACCTCTGGTGTTGCACTTTCCATTCAGTTCCAGCCTTTGATGAACCGTTGGGCTCAGAAGACTGCAGTATACGGTAAGGGTCTAGAAAGAGTTAACGAGCTAGTAATGCTAAACCTAGCGGTAAAAGAACCAGAAACCCTTAAGTACAACCCAGACGTTGACGGTCCAATTAAAGAAGGTCAGCTAACTCAGCTAGACCCTAACGACCCAATTACCTACTTAACTTACGCACACTTCCCACCACCGCTACCTCTAGACAAGATTGTTCTTCTTAACGAGTTGGCTCAGAAGCTATCTATGGGTCTTGAGTCTAAAGAAGGCGCTCTTAGAGCTCTTGGAGAAGAGTTCCCAGAAGAGAAGCTTGTTGAGATTCGCAAAGAACTTATTGAAGATGCTAAGTCTGATGGTGCTCTTAACCTCGTTAAGGTACAGGTCCAAAAGCAGATTATGGACATGACAGGCTTTATGGCTAGCCCAGATGGTACAGCTACCCCAGTTGACCCAATGATGATGGGCGATGGGGACATGCTAGGAGATGGCCAAATTGGTCAGCAGGGCACTGACCCTGAAGCCCCAGCTGTAGAAGCTGAGAGCCTAATGGCAGAGCAGCAAATTAGAGAGACTTTGGTTAGCCAAGCCTATGGAGCTAACGTTCCAAAGAATAGGACAGTTGACAAAGAATAAAGACTAACTCTATGAAATCATAGAGTTTAGTGAGAAATTTCAGCTATTTTAAGTTGAACTTATCTCATAACAAGTGACAAGGTCATGTGGCATTAATTCGGAAAACGACCCTGAGAATGAAAAGAGAATAACCATTATGGACGAACAATTAGAGGTTGCAGACGCAACCGAAACTGGTTCAACAGAAGCTTTTAACGAAGCTGCTGCAGAAGCATCAACTACACCTGCTGCTAAGTACACTAACGAGGATATCGCTAAGGCACGTGCACAGGAAAAAGAGAAGCTATACCCTGTAGTAGACAAGCTAAAAGAAGAACTTAATCTGCTAAAGCAGAAAGAGTCTGAACGTGAATCAAAAGAAGCTGAGCGTAAAGCTGCCCGTGCAGTCCGTGAAGCAGAAGCTGCTGCAGAAAAGAAGAAGCAAGACGAAGCCGAATTAGGTTTCAAAGAGCTTCTTGCTAAGAAGGAGCAGGAGTTCCAGTCTCAAATTGAGGCAGAACGTGCAGAACGAGAAAAAGCTTTTGCACTTCTTGACCGTGAGCGTGAGTTCCAGGAGTTGCAGACATACCGTCAGCAGCGACTAGAGCAGGAACGTGAAAGCATTATTCCTGAATTGATTGACCTGATTCAGGGAAATTCCAAAGATGAAATCGAGCAGAGCATCAATGGTCTTAAAGACAAATCTGCCAAAATCTTCGATTCCGTGGCGACAGCGTCGCAACAGACTCGCAAGGAAATGGTAGGAAGCCGAATTACGGCCCCTGCCTCTGGACCCCTCGACAATGACTCGGAGCAACGTTCGTACTCTCCTGATGACCTCAGGAATATGTCTATTACAGACTATGCGAAGAATAGAGCCAAGCTACTTGGCAATGCAAGCAATAACCGTGGACAGGGATTGTTCGGGTAATAACCTAACCTAACCGACCGAAAGGAACTAAATAATGGCATCAGCTATTACAGGTTCGGGCCAGCTCGCTGGAGCCCCAACCGCATATTCAGGTTCAAATAGCCAACTATCACAGGCTATTCAAACCATCTGGTCGAAGGAAATTCTGTTCCAGGCGATGCCTATTCTTCGCTTTGAGCAGTTTGCAGTTAAGAAGACTGAACTAGGTGTCGCACCTGGTCTTCGTGTTAACTTCCTTCGTTACAAGAACTTCGCAGTGGACCCAACTCCACTTACCGAAGGTGTCCGTATGACCACCTCTGCGTTGACTGCAGAGCAGATTGCTATCACCGTTGCTGAGCACGGTTATGCAGTAGCTGTTTCTGAGCTACTACTTAACGCCTCATTCGACGACATCATGGCTTCTGCTTCACGTCTACTTGGTCGTCACATGGCACAGTACCTAGACCTACAGGCTCGCAACACCCTTGGTGCTGCTACCTCTGCAGTGTTTGGTTACGACCGCTCAGGAATCACTGGCGGTGCCTTCACCAACTATGACGAAGGTTCCAAGGCAGCTAACCTTGCAGGCGTAACTGCTGCTCACAAGCTGACTACTGGTGCAATCAAGGATGCAGCTCTTACCCTTGCTGGTAAGAACATCCCTCGCATTGGTGAGACCTACGTTCAGTTCATCCACCCAAAGCAGTCTCGTGACCTTCGCTCGAACCCAGAGTTCATCGAAGTAACCAAGTACGCTGCTCCAGGTAACTTCATGCTTGGTGAGATTGGTCGTCTATACGACGTAGTCTTCATCGAGACCACTCAGGTTAACCTACTGGCATCTGGAACCAACATTGCTACCGCAGCAGCTACCGCGTACTCACAGTCCGTCGGTGCTCCTGCTAACCAGGCTGTTGTTCCAGTAACCGCTAACACCAACCCTGGTGCTGGTGGAAACCCAGCTGTATCGGGTGCTGTAGCTACCACTGGTACTACTGCAACTGATGTCTACGAATCAATCATGATTGGTGACAACGCATTTGGTCACGCTATCTCGCTTCCAGTTGAGCTCCGTGATGGTGGTGTTCTAGACTTCGGTCGCGAGCACGCACTAGCATGGTACGCTATCTGGGGTCTAGGTATCATCACAGACCAGGCTATCGTTAAGGTATACACCGCTTAACAGCCAAAACCACGTCGAGGGGGGCGGAGTTCGCTCCGTCCCCCAACACAAACAAATCTATCTAGGAGAAAAATATCGTGGCAAATAAACCAACAAGTCCAATGGACGCAACAGGCAAGGCAGCAGAAGATGCAGCCCGCCGCAACGCAACAGAGCTAGCAGCTCGCAAGGAAGAGATTTCTCTTTCTCGTCAGGCAGAGGAAGTATCTCTTGCTAATGACGTGTTTGACCCACAGAAGCCAGACGCACCACTTCTAATCGATGAGATTGAAGAGGTCGGAGTTTCTGTTAATGATGAGAAAGTAATCATTAGAGTCAACACTGACATTGATGACATGACTTATGGAGTCGGAAACTCTTTCACCTTTAAACAAGGTGTTAAGTACTCCGTTCCACGTGACCTAGCTGAGTACCTTCAGCGACTAGGTTACTTGTGGCTTAACTAAGCTACTTTAAAAGCTGTCCGTCCTGCTGGTCCCGCCCTCCTCACCAGCAGGGCGGACTTTCATGTTTGCGCTGTATTTTAACTGAATTTACGAGACCATAAATACATACAAATTTTCGGAGGTACCATGGCTGAAGTATCCAATCTAGTTGCTAGAGTTCGTGTAGAACTTGGAGACATAGGTAAGTCATTTGTAACCCAGTTTATGGCTGATGGAACCTCTAATAGGTTTAAGCTACATTACTCACCATTAGACTCTACTACAGTTGTAGTTTACAAAAATAACATAGACATATCTAGTGCGTGCTCTATTGAAGAATCTTCTGGAGTTTTAGTCACTGACGTTCTTCCTGCAGACGGTGCTGAGTTCACTGTAAGCGGAACTTACTTTAGATACTTTACTGGGGCCGAACTTACACAAGTAATTCAAAATGCCGTTTCTTTGCATTCGGCAAAGCACACAGACTCTTTAGGTCGCGCAATTACTATTGAGACCCTTCCTTTTATTGATGAATATCCTGTTGTAGTTTACGCAACAGCTTTGGCGCTATACACTCTTGCTACAGATGCCTCTTTTGACATCAACATCTTCGCACCAGACGGTGTTACAATTCCTCGTTCTGAGCGTTACCGCCAGCTACTAGACATGATGAATACTAGAAAAGCTCAGTATTCTGAGCTATGTGCGCATCTAGGTATTGGTCTATACAGTATTGATGTATTTACTCTAAGACGAATCTCTAAGACAACTAACCGCTACGTTCCTATTTACAAGCCCATGGAAGTTGATGACAGGTCTTACCCTCAGAGAGTCAACATTCCTCTTCCTGCTTATGGTGATTCTAAACTTGCTTGGCCTACGCAATCAGACGAGCTTATTGCTTATCAAGCTTTGGATTACTACAAAGCAATTACCTTTACCGCCAGCGTTTACTTGTCCGCTACAATTACCAACGTTGTTGGTTCAGGAACAGCGGTTGTTTATACGGCGTCAAACAACTATGTTGTTGGTCAACCAGTAACAATCACTGGAGTCACTCCTACAGCTTACAACTTAACAAACGCAGTTGTTACGGCAGCTAACTCCACCACATTTACGGTAGCAAGCGCAGTTACTGGAACATACGTTTCAGGCGGCATTGCGGATAAGACTGCAGCAATTACTGGAGCTACAGGTACTGGGGCCACCATTACTTACACTGCAAATAACAAGTTTGCTGTAGGAGACCGAGTTTCAATTAGCGGAGTATCCCCCTCAGGATACAACTTGGTTGGTGGCTATGTTACAGCAGTCACCTCCAGTACGTTTAAGGTCTCAGGAACTACAACTGCGGCTTTTGTTTCTGCGGGAACTGCAACACGTATTGGAAACGGAGTAGTCGCCAGGGTTCTTCCTCAACGTGGCTCACCGATTGCAATACATAATTTTGCGCTCAATGTAATTGACAACTTTAATGGAACATACATTGCTCAGGTTAGCCTCAACGAAGACCAAACTAGATTTCTTGCCAACCGAACTTATTGGCAGATTGCTACTGTTGACCCCTTAACGAATGAGCATACGGAGGTTCTTGGAGGCAACTTCTTCGTACAGCGTCGTAGCGAGGCAATTCTTTAATGCCGATTAACCCCGAGGCCCCAAAGTATCCTGAAGTAGACACAAGCTTACTACAAAATCCTGCTGGAGAAGTTGAGTTTGGTGCGCCTTTTCCAGGATTTGATACAGTACTAATACCTAACGACCAAGCCCAACCTGAGCTAGACATTGCTTTGCTTCCAGGAGTTCCTGGACAACGTGGAGCTACTGGACCCACTGGGGCTATTGGTCCTACAGGTGCTACTGGACCTAGTGGTGCAGCTTCGACTGTAACTGGACCAACTGGTGCTACAGGTCCTACAGGTGTTACTGGCCCAACTGGTTCAACTGGACCTACAGGAGCGGCCTCTACTGTAACTGGTCCAACTGGTCCTACAGGAGCAGCCTCAACTGTAACAGGGCCAACAGGACCATCTGGAGCTACAGGCGCGGCATCTACAGTCACTGGACCAACAGGACCTCAGGGTGCGGTTGGACCACAAGGTGCTCAAGGTATTCAAGGGTTTGAGGGTGAAGGTGGACCAACTGGTCCAACTGGAGCTAATAGCACTGTAACTGGTCCTACAGGCCCTACAGGACTTACTGGAGCTACTGGAGCAGCCAGTACTGTAACAGGCCCTACGGGCGCTACAGGTCCTACTGGAGCCACTGGTGCAGCTTCTACGGTAACAGGTCCGACAGGTGCTACAGGCCCTACAGGCCCTACGGGAGCAGCTTCTACAGTAACAGGACCAACAGGTTTGACTGGTGCTACGGGAGCCACAGGCCCTACGGGAGCAACAGGCTCTCAAGGAAACATTGGTCCTACTGGACCTCAAGGAATCCAAGGTGTTCAAGGCATCCAGGGAGTAACTGGTCCTACTGGGGACATTGGTTCTATCGGCAATACTGGCCCAACAGGACCTACTGGAGCCGCCTCTACCGTCACTGGACCTACAGGAGCTACTGGTGCAACTGGTCCAACTGGTTCTACTGGTTCTACTGGTGAAACTGGGGCAGGTGGTGCTCTAGGCTACTACGGCTCGTTCTATGACATGACTGACCAGCAACTTGTTTCTACTTCTGCAGCTCAAGTTATTGCAATTGGAACTACGGCGGAATCAAACGGCGTGAGCATCCAAAACGGTGATGAAGTTACTTTTGCTTATGCTGGAACTTATAGTCTTACATTTTCTATTCAAATAACAAACCTTGCCAACTCTGTGCAGAAAGCAATTTTTTGGGTAAAGAAAAATGGGGTTGATTATCCTGATTCTTCAACCGAAATTGATATGCCTCAGCGTAAGGGTTCAGGAAACCCTAGCCGTCAAGTTATCACAATAAATTATGTTGCTACCGCTGCGGCAAATGATTACGTTCAAATTTATTGGGCTGGGGATAGCACACAACTTATGGTTGAGGCTTTACCTGCTGGAACTTCGCCAGTTTATCCAGCAATCCCTTCAATCATTCTTACCGCAGTGCAGGTTATGTACACTCAGCTTGGGCCAACTGGTTCTCAAGGAGCGACAGGCCCAACTGGTGCACAAGGCCCGACTGGTGCTACAGGTTCCACTGGTGCAGCAAGCACTGTAACTGGACCCACTGGTGCGACTGGAGCAACTGGTCCTGCTGGTGAATTTGGTGGAGCGACATTCGACTACATCTTTGATGACGGCACAACCGACCCAGCGACTATTGGCAACGGAATCTTTAGGCTCAACAACGCAACTCCCGCTTCCGCTACTGTTCTTTACATTGCCTTTATCGATGCTGATTCTGTAAACATCTTCAACTTCCTACAAACAATTGACGACTCGACTTCGCAAATTAAGGGTACGTTCAAACTAACTAAGAAGTCTGACACGAATGAGTTTGCTTTCTATAGCATCACAGGCTCGCACACGCACGACTCTGACCACTTCAATGTTCCTATCGCCTTCGTCAGCGGCAACAGTTTCACTCCAGCCGACACAGAAGAGTTCTATATCACCTTCCAGAGAACTGGAGATATTGGTGACACTGGACCAACTGGCCCTACTGGTACAGCAGGTGCTACTGGACCTACTGGCTCTACTGGCTCTACTGGACCTACTGGACCTACTGGACCTACTGGACCTACTGGAGCTGACTCTACTGTCACTGGCCCTACAGGAGCTACAGGCGCAGCCTCTACAGTTACGGGACCCACTGGCCCTACGGGAGCAGCTGGTTCTAACGGAACAAATGGTATTGATGGTGCAACTGGCGCTACAGGTCCTACTGGTCCTCAAGGAAACCTAGGACCAACTGGACCACAAGGTATCCAAGGCGTAAGTGGACCTCAAGGCGAAACTGGACCAACAGGCTCTACTGGAGCTCAGGGTATTCAGGGTGTGACTGGTCCAACAGGAGCACAAGGAATCCAAGGTGTTACAGGTCCTACAGGTGCTCAAGGTGAGACTGGTCCCCAAGGTATTCAGGGTGTCACAGGACCGACAGGCTCTACTGGAGCAGCCTCAACTGTAACTGGACCAACAGGCCCTACAGGTGCGCAAGGTATTCAAGGACCTACAGGACCACAGGGTGAAACAGGTCCTCAAGGTGTCACGGGTCCAACTGGTCACACTGGTGCGCAAGGACCTTCAGGACCTCAGGGTATCCAAGGAAACTTAGGAGAGACTGGGCCAACAGGTTCAACTGGTCCTACAGGTGCAACTGGTGCAGCGTCTACAGTTACAGGCCCCACAGGTGCAACAGGACCAACAGGTGCTACAGGTGCAGACGGTGTTTATGAAGTTTCTGCTACAGGTCCAGCGTCTCCTGTAGAAGGTGATGTTTGGTTTAACTCTGCCGAGGGTAGAACATATATTCGTTACGATAGCACTTGGGTTGACCTAAACCCTGGAATTGCTGGACCTACTGGACCAGCTGGTATTTTTGCCTCTACTTCAGCCCCGACAAATACAAGTGTTGTGTGGCTTGATACTGATGAAGAGCCAGACGTCCCCGTGCCTGCTGGCGGTACAGATGGTCAGGTTCTTAAAAAGACATCTAGCACAGACTACGAAACAGCTTGGGAAAATGCAGTAATTTATTCTGCAACTGGCCCAGCTGACACAAGTGCAATCTGGTATCACACCGAGAATGGTAACGCCTACGTTTACTACGACGGTTTTTGGACATCAATTTCTGGTCGAGGAGTTCCAAGCGGTGGAGCCGCTGGTCAGGTACTAGCTAAATCAACTTCTGGTGATTATGCAACTCAATGGGTTGCACCACCAGGCTTAGTTCACATAACTACACAAACTTTTACTGGAGTCGCTTCACAATCTTTTAACAATGTTTTTACATCCGCTTATGAAAACTATCGAATAATTACAGAGGTCACTCCGAGTGCAGGCGCACAGTTGAACTTAAGATTGACCAAAGCAACAGTTGATGCGATAACAAATTATTTTAACGTTCTTTATCACATGAGGACAAACGGCACAGCTATCACAGCTACCTCTGGAAACCCAGGAACTTTTGCCACGATAAATCTTATTGCAGCTTCTGTTCGTGGGCACGGTACTTATGACATTTTTGAACCACAAGTTCTCATTCCTACAGAGATGACGATGCACTCAATTTCAACAGACGCAACTGGCCCATTTATAGGAAATGGAATCATGCGTCACACTACTTCCGAATCTTATGATGGTTTTACACTTCTTGTTAATACTGGAACTATGACTGGCAAAGTGCAAGTCTTTGGATATAGGGACTAAAATGACTGAAAAAATTTATGTAGGTAGAAACAGCGAAAAGATAGAACTACAAGGTTTAGAGCTTGAAGAGTTTTTAGAACAAAGAAGAATAGACCAGTCGGAAATAGATGCCCAAGAAGTACTAAAAACCTCTAAAGACTCCGCAAGAGCTTCTGCACTTGCTAAACTTGCAGCACTCGGTCTAACCGAAGAAGAAATTGCGGCTCTATAATGCCAATAGATTTTCCAACTGGACCTACTACTGGACAGGTATATAACTACTCAGGCAAATCATGGACTTACAATGGTGCTGCTTGGGACATTGGAATATTTACCGTTAACTTTGATTTTCTTATAATTGCTGGTGGTGGCGGAGGTGGCTGTGGTGAAAGCCCTAGCATTGGGGACCTTGGTGCTGGCGGTGGAGCTGGTGGTTATAGAACATCTGTTGGAACATCAGGTGGAGGTGCTGCCGCAGAAAGCCCAATAACCCTACCTTTTGGAACTTGGAATTTAAAAGTTGGTGCTGGTGGTATTGCTGGAGTTTTACCTAACCAAGGCGGTAATGGAGGTGACAGTTCTTTTGCAACTATTACCTCAATCGGTGGTGGCGGTGGTGGTTCTGGTGAGTCTAATGGAGTCGGGAAAAGTGGTGGCTCAGGCGGTGGAACCGCAAATGCTGGTCAAGGTATAGGCCTTTTTACTACTGGTATAACTGGTCAGGGAAGTGCTGGCGGTGGAGCCAATACAAACAGGGTTCTTAACGGTGGAGGAGGTGGGGCTGGTGCTGCCTCTACTGGTGTAAATGGTGGGGCGGGGTTAGCAAACAGCATTACTGGTACATCCGTAACTCGTGCTGGCGGTGGAGGTGGCTCTGCTGGTGGAGTTGGTGGAACTGGTGGCGGAGGAGCTGGTGCAACTGGTTCATCAAGCAATAACGCTGTAGCTGGAACTGTAAACACGGGTGGTGGTGGTGGTGGTGGCCCCTGGGGAAACCTTGGAAACGGCGCTGCTGGTGGTTCTGGTATTGTAATTCTGAAATACCCTGACACCGTAACTTTAGGTATTGGAGCTGGTTTGACTGCATCAACTACAACCAGCGGAGGATTTAAAATTACAAGCTTTACTGCTGGCGAAGGTTTAGTGAGTTTTTAATAGCCGCAGGTTAGAATAAGGTAAGGTATACTAAAACTATGACAGCGATTGATTTTCCAAACTCACCCACGGTGGGTCAGCTATTTACAGTTGGCGATGTTACTTGGGAGTGGACTGGCACTGTGTGGCAGGGGCTGGGTACTGTTGGAGACACTGGACCTACTGGACCTGCTGGAGCTACTGGAGCTGCTGGTCCAGGCGTAGTAGCTAGCGCTACTGCTCCTGTAGACACAAGTGTGGTTTGGTATAACACTGAAAACGGCAATGCATACCTTTACTATGATAGTTTCTGGGCATCCATGTCTGGCGTACCCACTCTTCCAACTGGCGGAACTACTGGTCAGGTATTAGCTAAGACAGGCTCTACTGATTACGCTACTCAGTGGGTTGCGCCATCAGGTCTTGAGTTTATTAAATCAGAAACAATTGGAACTGCAGTTTCAAGCGTTACGGTCACAGGTGCATTTAGCTCTACTTACGACTCCTACAAGGTAATTGTTTCGGGTGGCGTTGCTAGCGGTTCAACTTACCTAAGGGTGCAACTAGGAACAGATACAGCAAATCATAACTCAATTCATTTCTTTGGTTCCTTTACTGGCACTTCTCCAGTTCAAGACGTTGGAGCTAACTTAGGAAGTTTTATTTGGATTGGAGCAGCAGACACTACTAGGGTTGTCGCCAATATTGAAGTTGATGGTCCTTTCCTTACAAGACAAACATCTGTTACTTCTACAGGGCTTAAGGGTGGAACCGCTGGAGGAACAGGTGGAACCGCTGGTTTATTTACAGGAGTGCAGACATCCACGACTAGCTTTACAAGCTTTAGAATTTTTCCAAACGCAGGAACTTTAACAGGCGGAACGATTGCTGTTTACGGATACAGGAAGGCATAATGACTAAGCCAAACATTCAGATAGATGATTTAGTTAGAGAGATGACCGATAAGGAATACGAAGCTTACCTTGCAGACCAAGCATTTTCTGAAGCTTATCAAGCAGAGCAAGATGCAAAAGTATCTGCCCGTCAATCAGCACTCGCTAAGCTAGCGGCACTTGGATTAACCGAAGAAGAAATTGCAGCCCTATAATGCCTATTGATTTTCCCACTGGTCCTACCGTTGGACAGACATACACATATTTAGGTAAGTCATGGGTGTGGACTGGCGCTGGCTGGGACGTTGCAGCTCTTCCTCTTAGGTTAAACGTTGAATATTTAGTAATTGCTGGCGGTGGCGGTGGAGCTAGGTCTGACCCTGGTCCTGGCGGTGGCGGCGGTGCTGGTGGTTATCGAACCAATGTTTCAGGTCAGCTAAGTGGCGGTTCTGTCGTTGCTGAACCTGCCGAGCCTTACCTTCTTAACACCGCTTACACAATTACTGTCGGTGCTGGTGGTGCTGCAAGAACTGGTGAATATGTAAATGGCAATCCAGGCAATCGGTCAGTTCTAGGTTCGATTACTGCGCAAGGTGGTGGTGGTGGTCGTGGTCGCTTCGGTGGTGAAAACGCAACTGGTGGTTCTGGCGGTGGAGTTGGTGGTTACAACAATGGTCCAGTTGGACTAGCTATTATCGGTGAGGGAAGCAATGGTGGACTGAATGGCTCAGTAAACAGTAATAACGCTGGTGGCGGTGGCGGTTCTGGTGCTGTTGGTGTAGTTGGGTCAGGTACTACTGGTGGTGCTGGCGGTGCTGGCTTGTCATCGAACATTACGGGTTCTTCGGTGATTCGTGGTGGTGGTGGCGGCGGTGGCGGTTCTGGTGCTGGCGGTGCTGGTGGTACTGGTGGTGGTGGTGCTGGTGCTGTTGGTAATGCTACAAGTGGAACAACTAATACTGGCGGTGGCGGTGGCGGTTGTCTTAATGCCACTACTGGCGGTGGTGGCTCTGGTATTGTTATTTTACGTTACCCTTCTACTTACACACTTACAATTGGCGCAGGTCTAACTGGTTCAACTGCCACTGTTGGATTAAACAGCGTAACCACAATAACTGATGGCACAGGAAACGTCAGCTGGACAGCACAATAAAATTTAGATAGACAGGAAAATAAATGGCTAATTTAAAGTACTACGACTCTGTCTCATCTGCATGGGAAACACTTGTAATTGGTAAACAGGGGCCAACTGGTTTAAATGGCGCTACAGGCCCAACTGGTCCAGTACCTACGTCAACAACCCCAGGAACTATTGCGACAGCAGCTATTGGTTTGGGATACATGGGCATTCCACAAAGTACTGATGCTACAACTACTGGTGCTTATACAATCACAGCTGCGGACTCTGGTGAGCACGTCTACGCTTCTGCTACTAGAACTGTAACCATTCCCGCAAATAGTTCGTTAGCTCTACCAGTTGGAACAACCCTTTTGTTTATTGCTGGTGCTGGTGCAACTATGACTATTGCAATAAATACAGATACTTTACTAATGGCTGGTTCTGGAAGCGGTGGGGCTGGAACGTCTAGGACTTTGGCTCCTCACGGTGTAGCAACTGCTATAAAGGTCACGTCAACCCTTTGGTACATTTCAGGTAACGGACTAACATAATGCCTGGCGTCTTATCTGCCATCCTAAGTTCTACTGCTCAATTTCAAGTTCAGTATTTAGTTGTTGCTGGTGGTGGTGCTGGTGGAGCTTCCGCTGGTGCGGGTGGTGGTGCTGGTGGTCTTTTAACAGGAACCACTAATCGCTTTCTTGGCTCTACTTACACCGTAACAGTAGGAGCTGGTGGTGGTGGTGGTGTTGGTGGTGGTGGCGCTGATAGAAACGATGGAAACCCTGGTAACAATTCCGTATTCTCTACAATCACAGCCCTCAAGGGTGGTGGTGGAGGAGGAAACTCTAACACATCTCATAGCCCCGCTGGCGGAAACGGTGTTGTTGGCTCTGGTGGTGGTGGTCCAGGATTAAGTTACGGTAACGGAGCCGCTGGTACACCTGGACAAGGAAACAATGGTGGAAACGGATTTACTAGCGGTGGTGCCACTGGTGGTGGTGGTGGTGGAGGAGCTGGCAGTGCTGGTTACAACGCTGGTGGACTAGGGCTCTGGGGAGGTTCTGCAGGTAATGGACTTCAGGCTCTTTGGACCAACACATCGACTTGGTTTGCTGGTGGTGGCGCTGCTAACGGATACACAAATGGCTCCGCTGGAAGTCAAGGTGGAACCCCCGTCGGTTCAAACGGAGCTGCTAATACTGGAGCTGGTGCTGGTGGAGACCCTGGCACTATTCGGAATGGTGGTTCTGGTATTGTTGTATTGCGCTACTCAAACTCTCTTGTAATTACTACAACTGGACTTACTTCCTCTACAGCACTCGTAGGCACTGATAAAATTACAACAATTACAGCTGGAACAGGAAATGTTAACTTTCAACTTGCTACAACAATTGCTGCTAGCTATCTTTTAGTTGGTGGTGGAGCTGGTGGTGGTGGTGCTGGTAATGACCAAGGAATGGGTGCGGGTGGTGGTGCTGGTGGTCTTCTCTCTGGCACATTTACTGCTCAGAAAGATTTGTCTTACACCGTAACCGTTGGCGGTGGTGGTGTTGGGTCTACTGGACAAAACGGTGGGGCTGGAGCCGACGGTGGAGGCACTACAGCATTTGGATTAACTGCTCTTGGCGGAGGTGGTGGTGGTCAATGGTGGACCGCAGCTAGAACTGGTGCATCAGGTGGTGGTGGTGGAAACCAAGGCGGCGGTCAAACTGGTGCGGCTGGTACACCTCCTCAGGGTAATAATGGTGGTAACGGTTCTGCTTACGCAAGCCCAGCTTTAACAACAGCAGCTGGTGGTGGTGGAGGTATGGGCTCTGTTGGAGGAAATGCTTCTGGTCCCACAGGTGGTGCAGGTGGTACTGGAGTATCCTCTAGCATTACAGGCTCTCCAGTTTTTTACTCTGGTGGTGGTGGTGGTAGTGGAGTAGTCACTAGAGGAACTGGTGGTTCTGGCGTAGGTGGAAATGGTGGCCAAGGTCAACAAAATGGATTTGCCGCGCTAGCAAATAGGGGTGGCGGTGGCGGTGGTGCTTCAAATACAAGGGGTGGTAATACAACAGGTGGTACTGGTGGTTCTGGGGTCATCATATTAAGATACCCAGCTTTTTACACTGCTAATATTGGTGCTGGACTTACTGGGACTACATCAGTCGTAGGAACGGATAAAGTAACAACAATTACTCAAGGTACTGGTAATGTGAGCTTTATAATTGCCGTCGAGTATCTTATTGTGGCTGGCGGTGGTGGTGGAGCAACAGATGCAGACGTAGGAGGCGGTGGCGGTGCTGGTGGTCTACTTACTGGAAGCGTTAGCCTTATTTCGGGACAATCTTATTCAGTAACAATTGGATTAGGTGGAGTCAGGGGCACTGGTCCTGACGTCACTGGTGTTGGTGGTGGAAGCAATGGTGGAAACGGTGGAAGCTCATCATTCGCTGGAATATCTACCGTTGGTGGTGGAGGTGGTGGAACTCGAAATTCAAACGGTGCTGCTGGTGGTTCTGGTGGTGGTGGTGGTGATAACGGCAGGGCTGGTGGAGCTGGTACTGCGGGTCAAGGATTTGCTGGAGCTAATAGCCCAGGAATGAACGCAAATGGTGGTTTTGACTCTGGTGCAGGTGGTGGTGCAGGTGGCGCTGGCTCCCTTAACGTTGCAGGCCCAGGATTAGTAAGCACGATTACTGGAATAACGTACGCAAAGGGAGGTATCGGTTCTCAGGGTGGTTTGGGTGGAGTTGCTGGTGCAGATAATACTGGAAACGGTGGAGATGGTTGTCGTGCAGGTGGTTCTGGTATTGTAGCGATTAGATATCCATTAGTGTATAATATTACTATTGGCGCTGGACTTACTGGTACCACATCAACTGTTGGAGATTTTAAAGTAACGACAATAACCGCTGGTACTGGAAATATCAGCTTTTAGTAGATAAGGAAAAAAATGGCACATTATGCATTTATAGATGAAAACAACGTAGTAACTGAGGTTATTACTGGTATTGATGAGACTGAACTCATCGAAGGTTTGGATACCGAAACTTGGTATGGAAACTTTAGGGGTCAGGTCTGCAAGCGCACTTCTTACAACGGTAACTACCGTAAGAATTATGCTGGAGTTGGCTACAGCTACGATGAAGAAAGAGATGCTTTTATCTCACCCAAGCCTTTTGACTCTTGGTTACTTGATGAAGAAACTTGCCAGTGGGAACCTCCAGTGGCTTACCCAACCGATGGACTCCCTTACTCATGGAACGAAGAAACTACTTCTTGGAATTTGATTGAATACTCGGAATAAATAAAAATAAAATATAAGGACTAATATGAAAGTCGCAATTTACACAATTGCACTAAACGAGCAAAACTTTGTAAATGATTGGTATAACTCAGCAAAAGAAGCAGACTACTTACTAATCGCAGATACTGGGTCTACAGACCAGACTGTAGAAATAGCAAAGTCTTTAGGAATTAGAGTCCTAGAACTAGCGGTTAAACCTTGGCGCTTTGATGACGCTAGAAACGTTTCCCTATCTTGTTTACCAGATGACATAGATTACTGTATTGCTTTGGATATGGATGAAGTCATACTTCCTGGATGGCGAGAAGAGCTAGAGAAAGCTTTTGAAAAAGGCGCTACTAGACCTCGATATCAATACACCTGGAATTGGAAAGAAGATGGAACTCCAGGACTACAGTACGGTGGAGATAAGATTCACTCTAGGTTTGGGTACCGTTGGAAGCATCCTGTTCATGAGGTACTTACTGCTTATGGTGATTTGCAAGAAAAGCAAGAATGGGTTGGGTTAGAAATACACCACCATGCTGATAACACTAAGCCTCGTTCCCAGTACCTACCTTTACTAAAACAAGCTGTTAAAGAAGACCCGTCTGATGATAGAAATTCCTTCTACTATGCTCGCGAGCTTTACTTCTATAACCAATATGAAGAAGCAAAAGAGGAATTTAAAAGACATTTGTCTTTACCCAGAGCTGTTTGGCCTCCTGAAAGAGCAGCCTCTATGAGATACCTAGCAAAGGTAGATACAGAAAACGCAAAAGACTGGCTTCTAAAAGCTATAGCGGAATCTCCAGGAAGACGAGAGTCTTTAGTAGAAATGGCTGGCTGGGGCTACCAACACAAACAATGGGCTATCTGTCTACAGTACGCCGATATGGCTTTAAAGATTACTGATAAGCCACTTGACTACCTTTGTGAAGAGTTTGCTTGGGGCTTCTTACCTTACGATTTAGCCGCTCTGGGGTATTACTATCTAGGAGATAAAACTAAAGCAGAAGAGTATGGTAAAAAAGCTTTGGAGCTTGACCCAACCAATGAGCGTTTAGAACGCAATTTAGAGTGGTATAAGTCAGAATAGACACAAAGACTTTATAGGAGACCCATGCCTGCACAAGTACGCATTCAAGTAAGAAGAGACTCTACTGCCAACTGGGCAGCTGCTCAAACGGCTGCTGGTTCAACACCAATACTTGCACTTGGAGAAATTGGATTTGACACCACAGAAAACCAAATTAAAATTGGTGACGGAGTAACCCTTTGGGGTGCTTTAAATTACGCTTCTGGTGATTTTGAAATTTCTGAGACACAGCCTGTTAACGCAGTAAAAGGAAACCTTTGGTTTAAACCAACAGGAGCCGAAGCCTACATCTACAACACAACTTGGGTAAGACTAAACCCAAAAATTGCTGATGATGAGGTAACTACTGCAAAGATTATTAATAATGCAGTTACTACTGGAAAAATAGCTGTTGGTGCGTCTATTGATAGAATTGACGGTAAGCGCGTAGTAGTTAGTACTACAACTCCAGCAACCCCAGCAGGAAACTGGAATGTTGGAGATGTCTGGATTTCTTACTAAAGGGGCGATTAACTAATGCCAACTTATGAAGCAAATACCAATGACGTGGAGCAGCGTGCTAGGTTAAGCATAACTGTTAACCCAACAACCAATGGGGCGACTTGGACCGCTCTTGTTACAGACAACAACACAAGTCGTGGTGGTCACGGTACTACCGCGTCATTAGTAATAACTTTTGCAGGACAACAACCTCCTGCAGTAAATGATACTGGTAAAGTCTATGACTTTGGTGGAGATATTAATAACCCTATTGTTTACCCTGGTGCATATTTCCCAGCCACTGGTAGGTCTTATTCGGGTTCAATTGGTAGCCTTGCGTCTGGAACTACTTACACTGTTGTCGGAACTTTTAGTGGTGGTGGAGGAGGTAACTTAGTTGGAACCGCTTCCATTAACAGTACTTTTACTACCTCTTCTCCTCCTGCACCTACAACTCCTACTTGGAACGCAGACTCTGGAGCAACTCGTCCAAACGCTACACGTGGGGTTGCCTATTCAAGTACTGTAGCCGCAAGTCCTATTACCAGCTATACCAACGTTAGCCAAAGCGAAAATACTCGTGGCTTATCTGCTACTGGAAATGTAATTTCTGGTACTCCTACATCAGTTGGTACGGTTGAGTTTACTATTAGGGCCAATAACAGTACTGCAAATAATAGTAGAACATTTACTATTACTATTAACCCAGCTATACCATCATTTACAGACACTACTTTTGCTCCTGCAATTCGAGATGCGGTCTATAGCACTGGGAACGAGGTTGCAGCTACAGACACTGCAAATACTGGATATAGTAGCGCGGTTAGCATACCTGGTTTAACTTTTAACAGTAATGGAACTCTTACTGGAACACCAACGACACTTGGTACTTATAATTTTGTAGTTACTGCGACAAACAGCATTGGAAGCACAAATGCTAACGTTAGCTTAACAGTAGCCCGTCCTACTCCCGTTTACACAGAATCTGCAGTTTCATCTCCAGCTACTTGGGGAGTATCTTACACAGATGGGGTAGAAGCAACTGATGCTACTAATTACGAAGTAGTCGCTGGTGGCAATTTTCCTCCTGGGTTAACACTAAACGCTGGTACTGGAGCAATAACCTCAGGGACTTCTGGTCCTACAGCTCTTGGTAGTTTTACTTTTCAAATAAGAGCTAGCAATGAAACTGGTGGGGTTAACACTCCCTCACGAACTATAAACGTTATTAGTCCTGTAAGGGTCAACACAGTAACAGGTCCTACAGGAAGTTTTGTAACAGGGGCAGTAAATGTCAATACTGCTACAGGACCTACAGGTAGCTTTGTACCAGGAGTTGTTCGAATTTGGAACGGCACCACTTGGGCTCCAGCTAGATTAACTTAGAAAGGCAATAAATGCGTGGTGGTAGAGAAGGAACCGACATCAATAGTCGGTTTAACATGGACTAT